GCACTGATTGCATTCTTTGAGCACGAATTGAAGAAAGAAGAACCGCAAATTGAAGAGTATTTAATTAAAGAATTGCGCGAACTTTGTGACCATCTTGATGCTTATCTTGAAAAGAAAGCTGGTTCAATAGGCAAAGGGGTATAAAATGGCTGGTGATAAGTGGATTCAAAAGGCGGTAGGCAAGCATCCTGGTAAGTTGCATAGAGAATTAGGCGTACCAGAGGGTAAAAATATCCCTGAGAAGAAAATGGCTAAAGCAGCAAAAAGCAAAAGTCCTACTATTAGAAAAGAAGTGGCTCTTGCTAAAACACTTAAAAAACTCAAAAAATAAGGATATTAAAATGAGAGACGGCATGAAAGGCGACAAAGGGTTCAATGATAACCGCAAGGTAAAAGATGACCATCAAGAAGGAATATCACGGGTTATCCAACGCAAGTCTGAAAAAGATTACTCAACTAAGCCATGCTCCGGTAAAATGGGAAAAGGCGAGCACAATGAGAGTAATTGGAATCGAGATAGTGGTGGCACGCCTAAAAAAGCGTAAACTTAGCTTATCTACCATGAAGTAGAAAAAGTATCGGGTTCGTTACGGCGTTCCCAGGTTAATTATATTACAAGGATGAAAAATGGGCGCAGTGATATATCAGTTACCAACACAAGTACCAGCAATGGTCGGTGTTTTACCCAGTCAAAAATTTATGATTTCAGGCGATACTCTTGCTACTGTTACTACAGCTGGATATCTAAACCAAGTAAGCCTTGAAAGCAATCCAGTGTCTAACACTGACATTATTCAAATGCTTTATAGCTATAATCCACAGACAACAGTTGGAACCTATGGGGTTTTCACAGTTTCAATTAATGGTGTAGGTGTGATTACTCTTGCCTCAGCAAGTGATGCAGGATTCGTTACTTTGCCCACCGCAGTAAACAATATTATTGTTTCCACCAATACCGCTGGTAATTTAGGTAATTTAACGGGAACAGCAATTAATGCTGGTTCTTTACAAGCTGGGTCTTCTGGTGTTGCTGGTACGTTAATAAGTTTCCCTGCCACTGCTACAAAAGGCTCTTTGATTGTTGCTGGAGTGGCCAATACAGGTAATACAAATACCACAATAAGCAATGCGGCAATGGGCCAAGCTTCAGTCATTAGTATTCCAGACCCAGGCGCAGCTACTGCTAACTTTTTATTGAATACTGGCGCGAATCCAATGGCAGCAGGAAGCAGTATCACTTTTGCTAAAGTTAATGGCACAGAAGCGGCTAATGCTGTTACGGCTAATGGAGTTGCGGGATTGCTTACTACTTCTGCCCTAACTACAGCTGGTGGAGCAAGCTATGTGATAACTTGGACTGATACCCTTATTACAACAACTTCGGCGGTTTTATTGACACTTGCTGGTGGAACAAATACTACTGAAAATATCACATTAAAAGTTGTTCCTGGTGCTGGAACTGCAACACTTACAATTTATAATAACACCGCAGCTACTGCATTAAATGGAACAATTTTAATCAGTTACTTGGTGATGTAACAAGAAAACACGGCTCTTGCCACTGCCATAGGTACGCAAAAGTTATCAATAAAACCCGCCAAGCTTAATTGCTTAAAACGCAGCGCTCAAACCGTGCGGGTTGCCCTATAACCCTCCAAGCCTCTAAAGGTGCCTCCTTCCTTTATGCTCAAATCGAGAGGGTTTCTCTTTATTCACCCCTCACCAAATTACTTCTAAACCATTCGTCCATTTCAATAACAGGATATAAAACCTTCCCTTTACCATTAAGCCGAACAAATGCAGGACCATTTCCATCATAACGAACTTTTTGAAACCAGGATTGTGAATAGCCGTACCGATAAGAAGCCTCTTTATCACTAATGTACTGAATTCCATTTATATCAATCATTATTAATTTCCTTATTTAAACCCAATAAATAGTATTTGATATCAACCGTTTTTGCAACGAAGCCCCATTATGAATAAATTCAAATCATACCTTTTGGGTATCGAGACTCGTGCGATATGCGAGGTTCTAACCGTGACGGGGTAATAGTCCGAGACTCATGCGACTTTGAGGCACTAGCGTAGCGGCGTAATAGCGAAGGATAAGTTATGGACATGGAAGGCAGTGGTGAAGTTGTAAGTACTCCTATGGAGTCAGGCACGCAATCAGAGGCGATATCTACGCATACTGAAAGAACCTTTAGACAAAGTGAAGTAGATGGCATCGTAAAGAAAGTGAAGCATGAGGCAGTTGAAGGCTATAGACGCCAACAAACAGAGCAGCCTGCTTATGTGGAACAGAAATATTCTCAGAATAATCAAAATACTGGGCATAGTACTGGCTCCCCTCTTTCAGAAAGCGATTATCGTAGAATGGCTGCTGAGGAAGTCCAAAAAGCTCGTCAAGAGTTTATTAATGAACAACAAAGCAAGCAAGAAACCGATAACGCGCAACGAATCGTTAATTCATTTTGGGATAAAGTCGCTCCTGGAAAAGAAAAGTACGAAGACTTCGAGAATGTAACCGGAAATATTGAGCTCTCCCGTTTTCCCAATACTGTGCAGTTATTAGCCGAACACGTTGATAATTCACATGATGTTCTTTATGAGCTGGGTAAAAACAGACTAAAAATGTCTCAATTAGAACAGTTGTCTTATATGTCACCGCGTGATGCTATTGTAGAAGTACAGCGCCTTGCTCAGTCAATAAAAGACAATGAAACATCCGGTAAGATTCGCCAACCCAATGCCCCATTAAGCCAACAACGTCCTTCTAATGTCGGTACGGATTCTGGCGGAGCATTATCAATGCGCGAACTAAAACAAAAATATCGTGCGTAAGTAATGTGCCAATCCGACTATTTTAATTATAGTTAGGAGCATGAAGACATGGCTGTTTTCCCAAATAATATTTTACAACAAGTCCAAACATACCAACGTTCTGGTTTGGCCTTGTTACAAAACTTATGCTGTCATATCAGTACAGCTAATACTAAATTCAAAGACTTTGACAAGATTCAAGCAAACCTTGGCTCTGTAGTTACCTTTGATTTACCACCTAGAGCAACTACTGTTGCCGGTCTTGTTGCTGCGTTCCAGGCCGCTGACCAACGTGTATTGCAGCTTGTCGCTGACCAATCAAACAACAGTTCATTCGCTGTGACCTCGCAACAAAGAATCTTCAACTTAGAAAAAGGTGAAGAAGATTATATGCGTGTGTTTGGTAAATCATTCATTGCCGAACTTGCAACGCAGGTTGAGGGCAACGTGGCATTGAACTGGGCTTCCGGTGTCCAGTCTCAATTAAATGGTCAATTGAATACATTTTCTGGCCCTTATCGTTTCTTCGGTAACGGAAGTACGTCCTTAAACAGTTATCAACAATTAGCCCAAAGTATCATGTACTTTAAGAACTATGGCGCAGTAAGCGAAGGCATTAAAGTATATCTTCCTGATACCGTTGTTCCTGCAATCGTTGGTAATGGTCTAAACCAATTTGTTCCCCATCGTAATGATGACATCGCAATGTCATGGGAAATTGGTGATTTCGGTACTCCTTTAGTTAAATACTACCAATCAAATTTAATGCCAATTCATGTATCAGGTAACACTGGCGTTAATGCACAAACCTTGACAGTTGTAAGCACTAATGATCCTACTGGTCAAAACGTAACTCAAATCACTGTTTCCGGAGCTACAAATAGCGATGTTAACGCTGTATTTGCAGGCGATTTGTTCCAAATGGCTGATGGAGTGGCGAATCAGCCCAATATGAGATATCTCACTTTTATTGGTCACTTCCCATCTGCTAACCAGGTTCAATTCAGAGCTATTGCCAATGCTGGCGCTAATGCTACAGGTCTTGTGACTTTAAGTATTACCCCTGCGCTGAACTGGGCTGGTGGTCAAAATCAAAACTTAAATAATCCTATAGCTGCTGGGATGCAAATATTAACTTATCCATCACATCGTTGCGGCGGTATTTTGGGCGGTGAAGCATTCTACTTGGCTATGCCTCAATTGCCTGAGCAAGCACCGTACGATACGGCAAATGAGTTTGACGAAGAAACGGGCGCATCATTGAGACTGACTTATGGTTCTTTATTCGGTCAGAATCAGACTGGTATGATTTATGATGAAGTTCATGGTTCAGTTATCGTCCCAGAATATTCAATGCGTTATATGATTCCCCTTTCCCAAGGTTGATCCAACTTAGAGATTAAAGGCTAATAAGGTTCAGTCGGTTACATTGAGTAACCGACTTAATTAACGATTATTAAGGATTAATAAAATGGCCACAGTTCAAGTACAAAATGACCCAATCTTTAGATTGCCTTTTTTATATATTAACGGTTTAAATATTTCCGTTGCATCAAATACAGTTATTGCGATTGCTCCTGGTCAAGCGCGTGATTCCAATAACATGATTGATATGCCTGTAAGCTTTCCTAATATTGACAATATTACTTATCCTGCTCCTTTAGGTGCAAGCGCAACAGCTACAAACTTTTATCCACCAATCAATCCAAATGGTTATGGTGTTCCTAACCTTTTGACCTATCCAGCGCCGTTGTTTGTTAATAGTGCTGTAGTAGGTGCCAATGGTATTGATAGTGGCGTTCTTGCTGCAAGTTCTTTTTACTGCATCTATTTAATTGCAGATTCTAAAAATATACTTCCTACTGCCGGTATTTTGACACTTTATAGCAATGCGTTTCCTTTGCTTCCTAGGGGTTACGATTCTTATCGTTTGTTAGGATTTGTTCAAACTGATGGCTCTACGCATTTTGTTGCTGCCGATGTATTGAATATGCAGTATGCGAAACAATTCTACTTGCAACCAGAAGTATCGATTGTTGCTGGTGGAAACGCCACTACATTCACAGCAGAAGCTTTAACAACTGCCGTACCAACTACTACAGACCAATTTGTATTGGTTGTATTGGATGTATTGTTTACACCTGCAGCTATTGGCGATGTAGTTCAGTTTAGGCCTACAGGCAGTACTGCTACTGCTGGTCTTGTAACTGTAACGGGTATTGCTGCTGGTGTTCCACAACAACAGTTCGTTCAAGTTATTGCTGGTGTATCAGCAAGCAATCCATCTATTGATTACAAGGTCACAAGTTCAAGCGACCAGGTATCGTTTTTGGTTAACAACTATACCTTCACTGTGTCCTAATATAAAAAATTATAAATTTAAGGAATGTTTATGACTGATTCTGTGGAAAATTATCCAATAATAAATATTCCTTATCTTTATAAATATGGGTTGACTGTACAAAACAGCACATCAATTAATGGCACTCTTAACCCTCAGACAAAATTAAGTGTATTGGCAGGAAATTGTCGGGATTCTAACGATATTATTGACATTAATTTTGGCGATTTTAATCCGAATATAAATGGTGCGATAACGAGCGCTCCAGTGCGCATAGATAATACAATTAATGGCGCTGGTGGGCTTGATCAAGGCCATATACTGGCCAATACCATGTATGCAATTTATATAATTGCTGATTCTCGGGGCTATATGCCGATTTCAGCTGTGGCTACAGGTGCATTAAATATATTCGCCGTACCTCCTGGCCCTTTGATGCCTGCTGGATATGATGCCAATAGACTTATTGGTTTTTGGGGCACAGATAATAATAAATTATGGCTTAATGGTTATTACTATGGTTTAGGCAATGACTTAGTGTTTACATATGATACGCCGCAATTAACATCTGTAATTGGTGGATCATCAAATACTTTTGCTTATGTTAATCTATTTAATTTTATTCCCGATATAGAAAATATCCCTGTTTCAATATCAACAGTATTTTCTTCTGGAGCAGCTGGAGATACATTAACTCTTGCAAGTGGAAGAAGCACGTCATCAGTTGGACAAGTAGTAATTACAGGTCAAGTCGCTGGTGTTAATGTTACTAGCGTTAATACTTTAATAACGCAGCATGTAACAGTAAGTCCTCTTCCTTTTCCATCTCCGGTGATTCAATATAAAGTATCAGGTACAGATACAGTAAGTATTTATGTAAATGGATATAGTGTATGTGTTTGAAGACAAGGGGAGTATTATGACTTATGGAAACTATAGTAATCAATGCGGCCCTTTTGATTATTGTGAGGAACCTAGGTGGAACAATAATAATTATGTTCCACCACATCCCCATTGTGTACAACAAAATCAGGTTTGCGTGTGCCTGAGAGAAAATCGCCCATGCGACTGCGGACAACAGAATCTTCCTTGTGTTCCGCCTAATAAAGTTTGCGCTCCTGTACATCATGAGCATCATCACCATGATTGCAGGGATAATAGAGACTGCGGCGGTTATGATGATTGCCACAATCGATATCCTGATAGCCCATGCAATAATTGTCATGACAGAAGACGTCAAGATGATTGCAATGAGCAAAATTCACCTAGAAATTGCAATGAAGGCGGTCAATGCCATGATTGCGGTGATAGGAACGAATGCGATAATTGCAGAAGAAATAACAGATTTCAAAGAGGCCCTAAATTAAAATGCTATTTGGCCAAGGATTTGATTAACCGCGCTTGGTTTTTATCTGGAATTGTTGGAAGAAATTTGCAAGTTCCTACTGGCGAGCAGACTTCTGATGGATTGTTTTTGCTTAATGCGCTTCTTGATTTCAAGCAGATTGAAACTGATTTAATTCCTTATTGGACTTATATTGAATTTAATGCGATTCCTAAACAGGAATACTACTTTTTGCCTTATGTGGCCGCTATTGAATCGATAACTTTTAATATTAATGTGATTCGATATCCCATGGAGTCTGTTACAAGGCGCAATTATTATGGCTCTGCGCGTGTTGATAATATTTCCACATTGCCATTTTCATGGAACTACAACCGTTCTTTAGGTGGCGGCAATCTTGGTCTTTATTTTAAACCGGCTAGTTGTTACCCATTAAAAGCCATGGTTAAGCTGTTTTTGACTGATGTATGTCTTGATACTGATATGAGCAACGTTAGTGAGTGCGTGCCTTATCGGTTTATTAATAGCTCTAATCAAGGCTATGACTCGAGCTATTTGGAGTACCTTCGCTACGCCCTGGCCGAGTTTATGTGCTCCGAATTTGGTATCATATTCAATCCTCAGTCAGCGAAGATACTTGAGTCCTACAAGCGTAAGTTAATGTATATATCACCGCCTGACTTGAGCATTATAAAGCAGTCAATTCTTAATAATAATGAGCAAATAGGGTACAACTACGGCGATGCGAATTTGGGCCACGGTTGGCGTCCTTCCTAATGTATGGGTTATTGAGATAGGATGGCGACCAAAGTTATTCGGAGTGGGGAAGCACTAAAGTGCGAAGGATGACAAGGATGTCATACAAGGACGTTTTAACTAATGATTACACGAAGCCAGAATTCACAACCACAAGAACTTAACATCGTTGGTAGCTCAACGTTTGGTCGCTATGCTAAAATTAGCACCGAGAAGACATACAACATGTTTGTTAGTGACAACTGGCTTGTACCTTACTCTGGCTATAAAATTGCTATTGGTAATTCAAAATTCAACAATGGTATTGAAGGCCGAGGAATATTCACAAGCACTAAACTTGATCGATTGGTTGTAGTCATTAACGCTAATGTGTATTTGGTTAACATTGTATTCTCACAGCAGAATTTAAGACCTGATTATTCTCAGGTTACTAAAATTGGTGAATTACAGACTAATACAGGTGTTGTTTATATTGCTGAGAACAACAAGCCTCAGATTGGTATAAGTGATGGCGTAAATTTTTATATCTATGACCCTTTGTTAACGCCTCAGTTTCAGATAGTTCCATTGAACTTCACACCTGGTTATTTAACGTTCCATGACACGTATTTCATTTTGGCTGCTTCTAATGATACGACTTATAGCCCTCCGGCTAATAATACTTGGCGCTTATCCAATGAGAATGATGGCTCACCTGGGGGATGGGATTCTACTGCTGCTCATGTAGGGCTATTACAGTCTAAGCCTGACAATGTACAGGCAGTAGTGAGATTTCCTTCTAAAGGTAACTTAATCTTCGTTATGGGGTCTATTACCACAGAAGCATGGTTTGATACAGGTGCTCAGCTATTCCCATACCAACGTAATAACCAATTTAACATTGATTATGGCTGTCTTAGTCCTGCATCAGTAGCTTATATGGATGAACTGGTAGTATGGTTGGCCGCTAATGAGAAATCAGGCCCTATTATTATGTACAGTGATGGAGGAATGCCTAAAAAAATTACTACGGACGGCATTGATTATCTTTTGTCTACGTTCCAAAACCCACAAGATTCACAAGGGTTCTTGTATCGACAAGACGGGCACTTGTTTTACCACATCAATTTCTATTCAGATAACGTGTCCTTGTTCTATGACTTTAATCAAGACAAGTTTTGTCACGCATCAGACCAAAATCTGGACTACTTCATTGCCTCAGAAATAGCCTTTTTCAACAATCAATATTATTTTGTTTCACGAAATAATGGCGAATTATTTTCTTTTGATACAGGTTTTTACACCTATCAAGACACTGATAAAGCAGGAAATGTATTAACTCATGAGATACCACGCATCAGAAGTTGTAAGAATATACGCAGCCCAAGCCAAGATTATTTCATTATCAATGATTATGGGTTCACGATTGAAACGGGTGAGACAGATTACTTACAACAAGACATAGGCGAAATAGTTTTAATAACGCAATGCGGTTGCCCAATAGAAACGGAACCTACAGATTTCTTATTTTTAATTACGCAAGATGGAAATCCTATTATTACTCAGGATGGAGAATACCTGGTAGCTCAAAACTTCTATCTTTTGGATAATGGCAATATTCTGATTGCGCAACAAGATGCGTACATTTACTCAACGCCACGGGTCGATTCGTCTTTGTCATACGATGGCGGCGCAACGTTTGGGCAATCATGGGGATATGATTTAAACCCCATAGGGCAGCGTAGAAACCGTTTAATGTGGTGGCAGGGTGGTCTTAGTAATGACTCGGTGATCCAGTTCCAATTTCATGGCCTAGGACGCTTTGTGGCAACCAATGGCGTTGCCAATATAAGGACTTAATATGCCGTTAACTGAACAAACAAAGCAACCGTCAGCGATATTCCCTGATTACCCGCGTGAAAATCCTATCGTTGATAAAGACGGTAATTTAACTCAGCTTTGGGATTTAGGCCTAAGCTCTTTATTTCAAGCCCTTCAAGATAACTTTAAGAATGAAGGGATTTTATTCCCTCAGTTAACGGCCGCAGAGATTGCAACTATTCAGGCAATATACACTCCTTACATCGGATTCCCTTTGCCGCAGAATGAAACACCAAATAGAAGCCAACTTGTAATACCTGATATCAGTGGCCAAGCTGTTTTTGATAGTACGAATAGAGTTCCAAAAATGTTTATTATTACTTACGATGGCGCAACACCACCAAATATTGTCACGGCAGACTGGAAAACATTCACACTTACTTAAACGCATTATTGGTGTATATTAGTACGAATTAAGACTCAAGATGAGCGCCATTTAGGTGGCAATTTAAAAGGATTTAACATGGCTAATCATGGTTTGTTTGGTTTTGGAAGCGGGATGAATGTCAATCCTGTTGGTGCTGCTGCTGGTATTTTTGGATTAGCAAATCCTGGGAAAAATCCAGCAGATGAAGCCAATAAAATAGTTGGTCAAATACCTGGACAAACATCTGGATACTTTGACCCTTATTCTCAGGCAGGACAACGCCAAATAAAGCCTATGGAAGAAGAGTATCAAAAACTAATTGGTAATCCAGGTCAAAAACTTAATGATATTGGCTCAAATTATCAGCAATCACCGGGCTTTCAATTCGCTTTACAGCAAGCATTACAAGGATCAGGTCATGCTGCCGCAGCTGGTGGGATGGCAGGTTCACCTCAACATGAACAAGAAAACATGGGAATAGCTTCAGGTCTTGCAAGCCAGGATTACAATAATTGGCTAGGTCAAGCCACAGGACTGTATAATACAGGACTGCAAGGCGGTGAAAACTCAATGAATCGCGGATTAAACGCCGGTGACCAGCAAGCCAATATGATAGCCCAAACCTTGGCTCAACAAGGTGCTTATTCTTATAATGGCCAAGCGGCACAAAATAAAGCTCGCAGTGATGCCCTGGGTCAGATTGGCTCTGCATTCTCATTTGGCAATTAATAAGGACAATCATGTCATTTACATTTTATAACCCAAGAAAACTTGATTCTGATGAAGTTAATCCGTATGCGACCATTATGCAGAAAGCTATTGCGAATCATCAGGCAGAAGAGAAGCTTAAAAAGCAACGATTAGAAAACCAATATTATGGGCGCGGCAAAGAGTCTTATATGGCTTTGCAAGCAGCTCAAGCGGGACTTGCAAATGCAAATACTGGTTATGTTGGCGAGCAATCCAAATGGTATGGCCCTATAGCACAATCAGAAATAGGATTGCAAGGCGCGCAAACAAGCCAAGCAAATGCCAATGCTGGATATTTAGGTCAGCAATCCAAATACTATGGGCGAGATATTGAATCACAAATAGCATCTCGAGCCGCTCAAGCGGAACTTGCAAATGCAAATACTGGATATTTAGGTCAGCAGTCCAAATACTATGGGCGAGATATTGAATCACAAATAGCATCTCGAGGCGCTCAAGCGGGACTTGCAAATGCACATACTGGATATTTAGGTCAGCAGTCCA